AGATGAAGCGGCACTACAGTGATCGTGCACATTGGGAGGCCTCGAGGGGAACGCTGAAAGAGAACGAAGCTTACTGCACGAAGGAGGCTACAAGGGTCAACGGGCCTTTCGAAGCTGGCGATCGTCCAGAAGGAGGTGCGTCCAAAACACGGGATCGGTGGCTGGCTGTTCGGGAGATGGCAGTCTCAGGACAAACACGCGATCAGATTTTACAGGAGATGCCGGAGCTAGCGCCGCAATGTCGTGGGATCGATGCATTGATCGAGAGTACCAGGCCGCCTTGCGCTATTTCGCGGGATGTCAAGGTTTTCTACATCTATGGTCCCACCGGTGTGGGGAAGACCCACCATGCACTCACGCGGTACCCGAACGCTTACTTGGTACGCGGTGCCTACGTTGCGGGGAAACTGTTCGACCAGTACAACTACGAGACGACGGTGATCTTCGACGAATGGAGTCCTCTGGAATGGCCGCTTACCGCGATGAATACGTTACTCGACAAGTGGAAGTGCCCACTTCAATGCCGGTACAACAACAAGTATGCCAACTGGACGACGGTGGTGATTACTTCGAACGTGCGGCCGGAAGAATGCTACACTGCCTGCCTCCCCCTGCAGCGCGAATCGTTTATGAGGAGGCTGGAATATCGGATGGAGATGACCTCGCGGTGCGACGCCTTAGATTGGGATTTGCAAGATGGAGTCCGTTCTCCTGACATACCTGACGCCCCGACGCCGCCGGTGGATCCGAGTAACGCACCAACACCGAAGTTGTTCGATGATTAGGGTTAGGGTTAGGGTTAGGGTTAAGATTAAGATAATAGCTGTGTTCACAACACTAAATAAGGGGGCGGGGTCGCGTGAGCGACCCCAAGACCCTTCGTTTAAGCACACTGTTCCTTACTTAGGGTTCCTTACTTAGGGTTTACGCGGCACACTGTTCCCCGGTGTAGGGACACTGCTCCTGACGTCAGCACAGATGCAACTGCAGCCATACCAGGGGTAGCATAGTATTACCTACCCCTGGTGTGGCTGTGGCATCTGTGCCATTATGGGACATGCTAGGTGACGGAGGTTTCGCAGAAACTTCTAGTCAACGTCCCATAATTGCTGGGCTCTCTCGGTGCTTAAAGCTCGACGTTCTTTTAATTAATTTCTTCATTCAAAATTCATTACTCACATAATGCAAACGAGGAAGAGGACTATTTCTACGACTTCAGCGAAGGGGGCTCCTTATCGGAAGCGCCGGGCTATAGGGGGACGGGCGCGCTACTACAAGCCGATGGGACGTTTCCGTGCCCCTACGGAAGTGAAGAGTTTCGATCTGCCATTTGATCTGGCTGCACTATCTAATGGGACAATGGTTGGAGAGGCGAACGTAGCTGGTGTTGGAGGCGATAATGGCTTCGATACCGGCATGAGCTGCTTGAATCTTGTACAGGCGGGCTCTGCGTTCTACCAGAGGATCGGGTCAAAGATCAACATCAAGTCAATCGAGGTCTCTGGTGTTATAGAGCAAGGCGCCACCGCGGGTTACATGGCCAAGCTTCGCTACTTGATCGTCTACGATCGCCAGTCGAATGGGGCGTATCCTACTCTGCAGAACATTCTCCAGGACAATGACGGCAACCTTACCTTCAATTCTGGCGTCAATATGCAGAACCGTGCTCGGTTCTCTATCATCCGGGACAAGCGCTTTGTGATCGATTCTGGGGCTGGTCTTCAGAAGCAGATACATGAGTACTGCAAGGGACGTTGGGAGTCGGACTATGGGACTACCACTGGGCTCATCGGTGATGTACGCTCTGGCGCTCTGTACTTCATCGCGTTTGGACAGGGCTTTGGTGCTGGCGGCGGTGACGCGTCGATCCCTGTGGCTCTGAAGAGTCGCATCCGTTATTACGACAACTAAGAATATCCGATGACGTGGTGGATGACGTAGGGCGGATGACGTGGCCAACAAATCATTTGTTTTCAATCGTTGTTTAAAAGGAAAAAGAAATCATTTTTTCTTTAGTTTTTAAGGAGTGAGTCTAAAAAAGGATTTTTGGGAAATTTCGATGGCAACTGGAAAATCGAGGATGTGGTGCTTCACGCTGTTTTTCGACCAGGAGGACGAGGACGTCGCAAGGGTGACATGGCTCCTGGCTACCAAGGACTGCCCACCGCTGTACTGGGACACGTGCAAGGACTTCCGGTACATGAAGTATCAAGTCGAGCGGGCACCGGATACGGGCCGGATCCACCTGCAGGGCTTCATCTGCCTCAAGCAGCCGATGCGTCTTACGGAGATGAAGCGGCACTACAGTGATCGTGCACATTGGGAGGCCTCGAGGGGAACGCTGAAAGAGAACGAAGCTTACTGCACGAAGGAGGCTACAAGGGTCAACGGGCCTTTCGAAGCTGGCGA